TGGCGGGTGTCCGCTGGGTAATATTATGCCAGCGTCCAATTTTTCGTATGACGGAGTTCACGTTTTCCTCACGTACCCGCAATGCTCTCTTGAGCGAGAACAACTACGAGATTTTTTCAACTGTCTCGTCCCTGGCTGCACTTACGTCATTGGAAGGGAGCTGCACAGCGATGGGAACCATCACCTTCACGCTTACGTTCATTTCGGAGGACGAAAACGTTTCACCAGTGCCCAATGCTTTGATGTGGAGGGATTCCATCCTAACATACAGAAACCGAGACGTGCTGCAGACTGCGTTGCCTACTGCCGTAAAGACGATGGCGAGGCTCTGGTTCACGGCGATTTTTCCACCAGTGACGCTTCCAGAGGAGGATGGGGACCTCTACTGGACGAGGCAACAACAAGAGAGCAGTTTTTTGAGCTTGTGCGAGCAAGATTTCCGCGTGACCTTGTCTTACATTTTGGACGCCTGGTGGAATTTTGCGAATGGCGTTTCGGAAGAGAGGAGACTGAGTACTCTGGACGAACCAGAGAACAGTTTCGAGAACCTGACACCTTGACTGAATGGGTGCGTGTGAATCTCCTTCAGGTAACACCCGTGCTTTGACCGAACCGTACCCGGTAACCTAGGTTACCGGTACGGCTTCGCGTCCCCCGCAACGGCGCCCTACTCGGGCGATCTTTATAATATGATAGTTTTTTAGGAAGTGGAGCGACCGCGCTCGTTGCTTCTTATTGGAGAATCTCGATGGGGGAAGACTGAGTGGGCACGCTCTCTTACAAAGAAACATGCCTACTTCTGCAACCTCTTCAACATCGACGACTGGTCTGACGAGGCAGAACTCATCATCTTCGACGATTTCGATATACGTTACGTGCCCAACTGGAAGTTCTGGTTCGGATGCCAGAAGCGAGGAGTCATCGTCGATAAATACCGAAAAAAGCGAACAGTCGACAATGGCAAGCGCTTCATATGGTTATGCAACCCAGATAGTGACCCTAGAAGAACTCTTTCCGGAGCTGAGGGGCTATGGCTTATTCGAAACACGGTAGTTTATGAGTTAAAGGAGGCTTTATTTACCACTCTTTCCAATACAGAGTAGTGTTCTTGGTCATACTCACCAAAGAAGTGTTAGCTACTGGATTACCAGAATGTACAGCAATACTGTAGTAATACTGCCAACCATGGGTAAAGAACTGTCCTGCCTGTACGGTACCCTCTATATTCTCGTATGTCATGATACGGTTTAGAGGACACCACAAGTGGACGGCCTTGAACGGTTGTGTTGCAGTTTGACCCTGAGGACGGAATCGAAGTTTCCAACGCTTAATAATCTTGACTATATCTGGATTGGACGTAGTAGCGATATCTCCACCGACGAATGGTTGTACGGTATCGTTGTAGAACGGTAAATTAACGGTACCGACGACACCGGTATCACCTTGTGTTGGATTGGTAATACTGGTTGTGGTGTTACCGTAAGTAATACCACGGTCATCAAGATTGGTACCGCCTGTCGTAGTATCGGTAAGAACGACAGACTTGAAATACGTAACGACAACATCGAAATCGGTTGCTTGCGCGAACCCATGTAAACCAAGAGACAATTTAAAACCACGACAGAATATGGTATCTCCATCACGATTTGTTGATGCGTCTCCCGCGGCTAAGACTTGCCACGGGCTGAACAGGCGTAGGGTACGTGTGGTGTTGTCCCCAGCCGTTAACGTCGCCGCTGCCGGCTCCAAAACAATCTGCTTGGATTCCTTCCATTTGACTACTCTGCGGAACGTGCGGGAATTCTCGGTTGTCCGTCTTCGACGACCACGACGTCCGAACTTCGTTCTCGGTGCCATGCCTAGACGTGATACACGGTGTTGGGTTGCACGGGACGAGTCGCGTAATAAGTTTGAACCCGGAACGACTTGGTCCCCCGTTCTGTTTACTGCGTCGGATACTGTTTCGAGCACTCCGGCTATTTCTGGAAATCCTGTTGCGGTAAGAACCTCCTCGGCGGCTTCTAAGCGTCGGCGTTTTGCTGCTGGCGAATCCGATGCGTACGGATTGAACGTACGTCCTGAAGAGTACAAAGGCATCGAAATGTTTTTCGATTTGCGCAGCACCTATTTATAACCACACAAAAAGTATATAAGGTGGCGGGTGGCGGGTGTCCGCTGGGTAATATTATGCCAGCGTCCAATTTTTCGTATGACGGAGTTCACGTTTTCCTCACGTACCCGCAATGCTCTCTTGAGCGAGAACAACTACGAGATTTTTTCAAC